GCAAAGGTCAAAACATCGCCAGCAACCGCGTTTCCAGTACCACCAGCAGCCAAAGTTAGTACAGTTGCACCAACAGCATAACCAGCAGCGTTAGTTGTAGCCGCACCAGCAATCGCACCAGCAGCCTGATCGACAATCTGAGCAGACTCACGAATTGGCATACCGTTAACATCTAGCAATACACCTTGACGCAAGATAGAGTCACTACCAGCATCAGCAACAGCGGCTTGCTTACCTAACAGATTTACACCAGCAGAAGTATTTATAACTAACTGGTTGTCCTGTAAAGGTGAACCGTTGTCTTTTAGTATCTTTAAGACATTTGACGCATCAGTGTAATCGTTAGCTGTTCCAAAAGGAGCAGTGCCAGCGGTTCCGTGAGCGCGAGAGAAAGTAGACTGCAAACCACATAGATCAGTTTCTACTTCGTTGGTTAATGCACGAATAGCCTGTGCAATTTTGTTAGCACGAACAGTTCCGTACCCAGCGCCAGTGTTAAGCCCTTTCTGATCTTCACCCAAGAATCCAAACTCAGCAGCACGAGACTTAGTGATGATAATGTCTGTAAATCCTGAAGTTTGTCCAGTAGGATCGGGAACGGTCATTGCTGGGGCGATGTTTGCTAC